TGATACATTTTTTATTAATACACAAGATAGATGGTTAACCACAACTGGTTTAGAGAAAGGTGAATCTTTACGTCCTATTCAAGAAATGGGTATTGTTAAGAGAGAAGATTGTGAAAATGAATATGTTGGCCCTGGAAATGATAGTAGAAAAACAAGTTACGTTCCATCCGCATTCGAACAATCCAAGAGACAGCCTACTGAGACATGTGATTTAGGTGTTGCATCCGCAAGAGGTCAAGGGCCAATTACAAATGCAGAACATAGTAGTTACAAAAATTACAATAACAATCGTTCAAGTGTAAAACCAGTAGATACATTCCGAAGTGGATTTAGTGGAGCAATAGGAGCAGTTGTAGCACCATTAATGGATGTATTAAGACCTTCTAGAAAAGACGAATTAGTCAATAATATTCGTGTTTATGGTGATGGTGGATCAAGTGTTCCTTCTAGTTATGTTATTAATTCAAATGATAAAACAGCAACAACCATCAAAGAAACAACATTATATGCACCACGAGGAAATATTAATAATCAAAGAGATGCGAATCACTATGTTAATACCCATGTTCCGCTTGATTTAACACAGAGAGACACCACTGCTTGTTCTACAATGGGATTCGTAGGTGGTTTATCAACAAATGAAGGTATGATGATATATGATTCAACCTATGCGCAAACAAATAATGACATTAAATCACAAACTATTTACAATAGACCCAATCAAGGTGGAACCCAAATATTTAATCAACAAATGAACGTAAACACTTATCGTGATGATGCGAATAGATATGATGATCGATTATTCACTCCTAGTTCTGTAATTCCTTTACCTGCTGGAAAAGAGCAAATTGGTAAATTTAACACTCCTCAAATGTACGATGAAAGTAAAATTGGATGTGAGAGAATAAGCCCTGATTTATTGGACGCATTTCGTCAAAATCCGTACACTCATAGTTTGACCACTTCTGCTTAAAATAATACGTATAAATTAGAATATAAAATGAATGATACTATAATAATATAGTATCATTATCATTATTAGAGTGTGACATACAAATGCACGAAAATTACAAAAACATTACAATTGAAGGCCATGAAGATATAATTGAAAAATTAAATTATTTTTATAAAATTCATAAAATACCCAATATAATTTTTCATGGTGGTTGTGGTACTGGTAAAAAAACGATTGTAAATCAGTTTATTAATACAATTTACAATGGTGATAAAGAAAAAATTAAAACGTTTGTTATGTATGTCAATTGTGCACATGGCAAAGGAATCAAATTTATAAGAGAAGAGTTGAAATTTTTCGCAAAAACACATATTATCTCCAATGGTGGGGATATTTTTAAAAGTGTCATATTATTGAATGCTGACAAATTAACTATGGATGCTCAATCCGCATTAAGACGATGTATCGAGTTATTTAGTCATTCGACTCGTTTTTTTATTGTTATAGAAGATAAATATAAATTATTGAAACCGATTTTGTCGCGTTTTTGTGAAATATATGTACCTGAATTGATAACAAACAACAAAATCATTAATTTACACAATATGGACGAAGAAACTAATCATTTACTTTCTCTCCAAAAGGAGATAAAAAACTATATAGATGCTTTCTCACAGACCACCCCAATCAACCCCGTAAATCCTAAAACAAAAAACGATAACAAAATCAAAAAAAACACAGAATTCGCATTAAAATTATATGAAAAAGGATTCAATGGGTTAGATCTTATTTCATTGATAGAGAGAAATATGATTACCAGCAAAAATATAATGAATCATGAAAAGAAATTCGAATTTTTAATCACATTCAATAAAATACGTAAAGAATTTAGGAATGAAAAAACCCTCATGTTGTTTATATTACATTTTATGTTTTTGAGTTCAGAATATAATTTAGAAAATATTTCGTTTATGTAAATAACTAGGGATAACAAAAACAGAAAATATAAAACAGAATGGATGATTTTAACGTTTCTAGTCTACACGAATCAAAAAATGAATGGGGTGCACGTATATTGACAATTTTAACCCCTTTAATTGCTGAAGGATTTCAATCTATATTTGATGAATCGTTAAAGTTATGCAAGGAAAACAATGAAATGGATAAGTATTTGATGACGTTTCAGAATTTGATCAGGCGAATCCCTCAATGGAATCCCTTGATTGTAGAACAAGAGAAAAAGCGCATCATAGAGAGAAGTGGTTGTAATTATTTAGAAGATTTAATTACATGTGTCCATATAATTCAACTTAAAATATTGACTGCTATGCGCGCTGGACAAAAACAGAAAAAGATAGATATTACTATTCCAAAATTAAATGATTTCATTCATAATGTTTATGTTCATACTGCTAGGAAATTATACAAATCAATCTATTTGTTTGAGTTAAATATTCCACCTCTACAAAAACAAAAATACAATCGCGAATTTGAGATTTTGATTCAAGAAAGTATATTAAATGCTGTTCGTGATAGTATTCCTATCGAAAGTATATTAAGAGCGTATATGGACGAGTCCATTGAGGAACAAGTTACAGAAGAAATTAAGGAAGAAGTGATTATGGATAAGGAAACAGAAACCAATAAAGATGTAAAGGAAATTATTGAAGATAGCGTAAATACTGGGGTAATTTCGAAAGATGTGCCAGATACGAACAGCTCGTCACTATCCACATCAAGCAATAAATTATCTTTTAGTGAAGAATTGGAAAAAATAAATGTTATTTTGGACGATAATCAAAGTAACAATCAAGTTAATAACACAGAAAACAATTCCAGTAATTACAACGAATTCGATAATATGAATGATAGTGAAAATGAAAACCAAGGTGCTCCTTTATCCAAACTGAAGATTATGGATGAATCTTTAGAATTATCTAATTTGGATATTCACAACATTGATCCACCATCCATTGAATTAGATTTACCAGATTTAATCAATGATTTGGATATTGAAGTGTTGGAGTAATTTTTCTCTCGAGATAAGAAAATATAAAGATAAAAATACGTTAAAAAATCATTTAGATTATAAATTTATGTTATATATTAGGTACTTATATATAACATACAATTACACAAGATACAACTATACAACATACAAACAAATAAACATGGATAATATTTTTATATTCGCCGGAATTATATCCGTTATTTTTTTAATTGTAAAATTTTTGGAGATGCGATTTATTGAAAAAGAAAACAAACCATTGAAGTTTTTGATTCGTGATACGTTATTGGTGTATTTTAGTGTAATAATTGGATATTATTTGGTAGAGCAAATATCTCCAGTTATAAAAAAAATAGATGGCGGATCTGTGATGGGAGGACCCCCAGGCAATCAAGCAGTTTTTACAGACCAACCAGGGTTTTAATCTGCATATATGCAAAAATATATAATTTATTTTATTAGACAAAATTACATTATATTTAACTTCCATAACCCTAACCCTAACCCTAACACTACCTCCCAGTCCAAACCTTAATAACTGGTTTGTTTATGGTTCTGTTATTTACATCATTTATATATTCTTCATAGGAATACCCAAAATGTAAATAATTTTGAATTTTACCAAATAACGACGGACATTTCTTTAAAGCCGGGTATTGTGAATATATCATACATGCAAATATGCGTTCAAAACAACAACGATCCGCTCTATTATGTACATAATGTATTAAATTCAAAAAATTAAATTTATTTTGCAAATGTTGCAGACACTCATGTGTTATCATAGATTGAATACCGAAACAGCCATTCCATTCTGGTGATTTACCCAAAATCTTAACAGTATGGTCATTTTTTAACATTTTTCTTATTATTGCACTATTTTTAAGCCCTTGTATTATACGCATCGAATTATCTACATTTTCAGTATCCGCTGTAAAATGCCATAAAGGACAAACCGGTAAATTTATTTTACCAAATGGAATGCATGAATGAAAGAATATACTATCGTGAATAATAACTGCTTTTGAATGCCATGGATGATGATAATAATAATAATAGGGTAATAATTCACCTCTTCCAGGAAATTCGGATTGTACATATTGAACATTATCATCTTCACACATTTTAACTACAAATTCATAATTGCTATTATCATCTATTACTACAATTTTATTTTTTGGATAATATATTCTTATTGTTGATATACAACGATTCCAATATTTATTTGTTTTTTCACAACGTACATGTCTCGTAATAATAAATACAAACGACATGTCACACTATATATATGCTGTTTATTTGTTAATTGAATCGGTTTATCTGTATTGTATGTATTATAGTATTTCTTGATAAATATAAATATGATTTATATAAATTTTGTTTAATATATTTATATAAATAAAAATTTAGGTTTTTACTTAAAATACCACTAAATGTAATTTGTAGATCTTTATATGTTTATTTTGACATGTTTATTTTGACAACAGTGGAATTTTATCAATATTGATTAAATTTTCAACGGCTCCTTTCATTTTTGATATAGAATTAAACGGAACTACAAATTTCGAAAATTCTGGACGTGTCAATTGATTTTCAGGTGTATGATTATGTGAACAACGAGAAATCATTTTATATAATTTGAATTCAGGATATCTATCTTCACCATTTGCTTTATATAATAAATTAATTCCTTTATCATCAGAACACCATTCGACTACTAATTTAACAATTGGATTCTTATTTTCTAAATATTTTACATTGGAAATATCTTCCACCAAATAATCAAAAATAGAACATGCCAATCGACAAATATCAAAACTATAATTTGGATCTATACGTGTTTTTTTATCATTAAAATAAGGTTCTGTGTTGTATTGTGTTGCTGCATCACCACCATTTTCAAAACTATCACTGCAAAATAAATTGCCTTTGTATTTATAAATAGCCCTACCAAAATCAATTATTTTGAACAATCTACCAAATGTTGGCACCTTATAGTATTGGTTTTTATAACAATAATAAATATATTTTTTATCGGTACAATTATACATTACGTTGTTGGTATGTAAATCATTATGTGTAAATGAAAATGTTTTTTGATAAGTTAATAAAATCATTATTATTTGCATAAACGCAGAAAGCCACTCATCTTCGGTTAATTCATTACTAGCGATTAAATCATCAAATGTATTTTCACATGATTCCATGCATATTAATTCTACTGGAAATTCAGGTATTCTTGCTTCTACATATTCAGACTCGCTATCATATGATGTATATTCTGTATTATTATTATGTTCGTTGTCGTTGTCGTTGTCGTTGTCGTTGTCGTTTTCATTGTTATTGTCGTTGTTATCAACATTTACTAGATCAGGTATTTCATCATATGTATCACACGATTCACATTGATTATCTAGATCGTTGTTTTCGTTTGACGATTTTTCAGATGCATCAGATGTATAGGATGTTCTAGATGAACAAGAAGATGAAGATCGTAAAGATGTATTTGTTTTTTCAAATGGTAAATTACTAGTATTTTTATCTAATGAAATTTCTTGCAAATCTATCTCTAAATCACTTTTATTTCTGATACCATCATCACAAACATTATCACAAAAAATATCATCTAATTCTTGCATTGTATTATTAATGTCCGCGACATCAAGTATTATATTTTCATTATCATCATTGGATTGATCCCCGATAACAATTTTTTTTAAATTTTTAGAAGAATATTGATTATTCGATTCATAATCATAATTTTCATCATCTACTTCAAACAATATATTTTTATTTTTGTTAAAATAATCAGACTGTACCAAATAATCCAAATCATCACAAATATTAAATGTGTAGTTTTTTTTAATTCCTAAAAAAGAGCCATAATAATCTAATCCATGTATAAAATTCGTGTTATGAAGTAATATGCTAGACAAATATACAAAAAAACTATCAACATAGGCAGAATTATTGATATTTAATAATTTCGAATGCACTTTGTTATTATTGTTTGGTGTATCATTGACATTTTGTTGTTCGATGGAAGGTAAGTTATACAAATATGTTTGTTCTTGTAAATTATTATTGTCCGTCATATGATATTTACCGGTCATAAATTTAATAGGATCCAATAATGGTGCAAATTTCATAAATACAACTTTATCTTTTGATTTTTGATTCACTACATTTTTAATTCTACAATTGTACAAGCATTGATTTATATAATTATCTTCAGTCATGTCATCGTCCTCGCTTTTTACATCATCATTATCATCATCATCATCATGATCATCATCATCATAAAGTGAATAAACATTACTAATAAACCATTTATTATTAAGATTTATATTATTGTAATTTTGTAAATTCAATGAGAAAAATCTTGAATAAATAGGAATATAGTTTTGTAATTTAGAAACATTGGCAATTTTTTCTAAACTTTGAAATAGTTCAGTGTTTTTGCGCTTTTGATAGTTAATATTGAATAATTCTTGATTTTGCTCGGCGTTATTATTAATATTATTAGACATATTATTAGGTAAATATAATAAAAAAAACACTCGATTTTAACTAATATTTTTCTAAACATTTATTCGAGTTCTTTATTTGCGTAAGTTCAAAAATATTAATTTTTATGAAGTATATAGACATATCTATATCACATAAAATAGACATAATCTTACAATGTCGCTAGAATTGAGAAAATTTGACATGAAAAATATTAGTTTTAAGCCTAATGAAAATAAAGGCCCGGTAGTAGTATTAATTGGTCGTCGTGATACAGGTAAAAGTTTTTTAGTAAAAGATTTGCTCTATTATCATCAGGATATTCCTGTAGGCAGTGTTATTTCAGGTACAGAAGAAGGTAATGGTTTCTATGGTAAAATGGTACCAAAATTATTTATTCACAATGAATACAATACCGCAATCATTGAAAATATATTGAAAAGACAAAAAACAATTTTGAAACAAATTAAAAAGGAAATAGAAACATTCAAACGTAGTACAATTGATGCCAGGACATTTGCAATTTTAGATGATTGTTTATATGATAATACATGGGCGAGAGATAAAATGATGCGTCTTCTTTTTATGAATGGTAGACATTGGAAAATCATGTTGATTATTACTATGCAATATCCGCTAGGTATTCCTCCATCTCTGCGAACCAACATAGATTATGTATTTATTTTGAGAGAACCGTATATAGCAAATCGACGCAGAATTTTCGATAATTATGCGGGTATGTTTCCAACATTTGAATCCTTTTGTCAAGTGATGGATCAATGTACCGAAAATTATGAGTGTTTAGTCATAAACAACAATGCAAAATCAAATAAATTACAAGACCAGGTGTTTTGGTACAAAGCGGACAGTCATAATGATTTTAAACTGGGATCAAAAGAATTCTGGGAATTATCCAAAGATATGGGGTCGGATGATGAGGAAGAAAAATATGATCCGAATAATATGAAAAAACGTGGTGGAGGGCCAAAAATTAGTGTGAAAAAGACAAAGTGGTAATAGTGTGAGTGTGACTTGATATGATTTACGTATTAAAATAGAGTACAACTACTCCTTGATATCCTTGGCCTGGAGGAGTAGTTGAATAATTTAAACCATCATAATCACCACCACCTCCTCCACCTCCTCCACCATAACCAGTACCATTTGCACCGCTACCTGGATTTCCACCGTTTCCGCCAAAAGGAGAACCACCTGTTCCACCAGTAGCATTTTTTTCAACTGCCGCACTACCACCACCACCGCCACCACCACCATAATTACTATTTGATGAGCTACCACCTTGACTACCTGGTAGAGGATTTGGTTCTACAATCCCATTATTACCACCAATTCCTCCAGCACCTCCATTACCACTTCCACCACCACCTGAACTACCTCCTCCACCTGAACCATTTTTATTCGCACTATAACCGTTGTATCCTGAATTAGCTGAGATATTAATACTATCACCTATGATAGATGACGCGCTACCAATAGATGATGAGCTAGTGGTAGGTTGTCCAACTGTTATATTATATAAAATATTTGGGTTAAATAGAGTAGTATTGGCAACAATGCTTCCACCACCTCCACCACCTCCACCATTTACATAAATATTGGCATTATTAAAAGAATCACCTCCATAACCACCCGGTCCAACTACTTCACTATATATTTGCACATTTGTATTACTGGTAATTTGAAATGTACCATAACTAGCATCAAATGTTAAAATAGTATTATACGATCCATCACTTGTAACTGTAGCTCTAGTTTGAGTATATGTTATTATAGGAGCAAATATTTGATTCAAGTCTTTACTAATTCCACTACTGCCATAATTTTCAACTATATAATTTGTAGATGTATCATATGAACTACCATTATTAATTGCAAATATTTGATTTAAATCTGTTTGCCCAGTAATACCTGCATAATTATTTACCACAAACCCAGTAGCAGAAGCATCCATACCACCAGTATATGGTGCAAATACTTTGTTTAAATCGACAAATGTCCCTGAATTATCAATGTAATAATTGGTTGGTGCATAGATCTGTATTTGTGATACGGTATTATTATTATAATTTGCAACCCACACATTTGTACCATCCGATGAAATTCCAAATGGGGTTTGCCCAACTGGAATTGTTGCTACAACTGTACCACTAGATATACTGATTTGTGATACATTATTATCATTCTGATTTGTAACCCACACATATGTACCATCTGATGAAATTCCATATGGATTGTTACCAACATCAATAGTAGCGACAACTTTACCACTAGATATATTGATTTGTGATACGTTATTACTATCAAAATTTGCAACCCACACATATGTACCATCCGATGAAATTCCAATTGGATTGTTACTAACATCAATAGTAGCGACAACTGTATCACTAGATATATTGATTTCTGATACGGTTTTACTTCCACCATTTGCAACCCACACATATGTACTATCCGATGAAATTCCATATGGATATGCGTTCGTAGAAAGATCAATAGTATTTACAACTGCACTAGTAGATTTATTGATTTGTGATACGGTAGAATCAAAATTATTTGCAACCCACACATATGAAGCATCCGATGAAATTCCAAATGGGGTTTGCCCAACTGGAATTGTTGCGACAACTGTACCACTAGATATACTGATTTGTGATACATTATTATCATTCTGATTTGTAACCCACACATATGTACCATCTGATGAAATTCCATATGGATTGTTACTAACATCAATAGTAGCGATAACTTTACCACTTGATATATTGATTTGTGATACGTTATTACTAGTAAAATTTGCAACCCACACATATGTACCATCCGATGAAATTCCAATTGGATTGTTACTAACATCAATAGTAGCGACAACTGACATTTATGTAAATTTAATTGTAACTTTTATTATTATAAATATAAACATATAAATAATTTACAAAGATAATACATATTACAACCCAACACCCAAGATAATAAACAACCATAATGTCATTATTACTACATCCATCATCCATATACAAACAATTTCTTATCAATCAATTCAACCATCAAAATCCCACCACACCCACACCCAATTTACCTAAAGAATTATGTGATATCATAAAAAGTTTTTGTTTTTATGATACTGTTTCGTACCAAATAGTTTGCAATATCATTCGATTCAAAGTCGATATTTGCGATATTATCAACGAACATGTTATCAACAACGAACAACTATTTATTGATTATTTTGACGATGAAGACGAAGAAGATATACTCAACATAGATCATGCCACTGTGATCTACACAATACAAAAATACAATCCAATCGTACATCATTTTTATTTTTCTATGAACAATGTTATTGATTTATGTAAAAAATGCGGTAATTATATTACTTGTAAAACTCCTACTATTCCTATCTATATTCGATGTACTTGTTAATCATCATTTTTTCACTTATTTCACTTATTTCACTTATTTATTAGCAAAAGGACCACTTACCAATAAACTTTGTCCATTATCAGATTTTCCAATAACAACATTTTCACTTTCAAATAATTCACTTCGAATATCAGAAACGGAAATTTCCTCTTTTTCTGCCCTTTCTACTAAAACAGTCTCTTGGGTATTCATATTAGCAATACCTACTAAATTACCCTCTTCATCAATTGATTGTGTTAATGCATTACCTGACTTCTCAGCGTTTTTAATATTTTCCTCTATAGCTTTCTGTTTTGTCTCTTTCAATCGTTGTTCAAATGCTGTCTTGGCATTTGTTTCATTTTTCACTTTTTCACTCATGAGTTTGTTGAGTTCCTCTTCCATATATTCAACACGGCCAGTCTTGTATGCCTCCGGATCCCATGGCATCCACATACCTACTGGACCAACAAATACATCATGATTAGGATCAACTTCTCTCAACATTTTACATCTTAATTCTGCTTCTTCCATGGAAGGATATATACCTCGTACCTTTAATCCACGAGTAGCAGTTTGAAAATTATATTTAATACCAAATGACTTTTCCAAATCATCTTCATTCTTATCTAAAAATGTCTTATAATCATCATCAATTGTATATTGAGTTAAAGCAACTTTTTCTTCCTTAACAAATTCTTCAAAATCCTTCATAACATCATCAAAAAGAAGATTGTATTTGAACGACACAAAATTCAAAAATTGGGTAAATTTTTCCATGGATTTATTGATTTCCCATTTCTTTAGGAATTCCTCAAAGAAAAAAGCGTCTTTTTGTTTTAAAATTTTTTCAGGAGAAACAAAAGAAACGCATACGAATTTTTGCCCTGCAATTGGTTTATCTTCTTCTAATAAATCTACATATTTAGGATTTACAGAACCATCACTATTTAACTTTCTCTCAAAAGCAGGTTCTTGTTTCTCTGCAACAGTTGTTTTTTTTGACTTTGTCTGTTTTGTTGTTGAAGATGTAGTTGTTTTAACCATGATTGATCTATTTTAATAATATTAAAAATATGTTTAATATGTTTAAGTTTTATTATATATTTTATTATCATTTAATTAAAATTATTAATAATTTTTTTTCTAATTAATTAATATAATGAGTGCTATGTTTGACGTTAATGAATTAATTAAACGCATTATAAAATACCTTGTTGAAGGTTTTATGGTTGCTATTGCTGCCTATGCCATCCCAAAACGTTCATTAAACATTGAAGAAATTCTTATGATTGCTTTAACTGCTGCTGCCACATTTAGTATCCTAGATACATACGTTCCAGCGATTGGTTTGACTGCTAGATCAGGTGCTGGACTAGGAATTGGAATGAACATGGTACATTTTCCTGGGGGATTTTAACTGCATATATGGTAAGGGATTATAATATATTTTTATAAAATCTAATAAAATTGATTTTATAAAATTAATATAAACGTATAGTAACAACATAACATAATAAAAATGCGATTTAACAGTGAAAATCTTATTGACTATTGCAAAAACAACAACATAACTTTACTACAATCATATAATAATGTGAAACGAGAAAGTTTCATTGAAGGAAAATGTATTTTTGATGAATGTAAAAGTACATTCCGCAAAAATTTTAGACAATTAGTAAAAACTGGTGCATATTGTACAAGCTGTATTAGTAAAATAGCTAGTATCAAAATACATAATTCAAAAGTTAAATATGACATAAATGTATTAGATAATTTTTGTAATGAAAATAACATATTATTAGTAAATGATTATTCCAATAAATTAGTAAATAGGGATACTATAATTGAAGGAATTTGTAAAAATTGTAATTGCGAAAATATTTTTAGTAAACCATTTAGACAACTACTAAAAATAAATGGATATTGTGAAATTTGCAGTAAAGAAAATGGCAAAACAAAAATTTTAGAAACTAATATAAAAAAATATGACGTTGATAATGTCATGAAATTACAAGATTTTAAAAATAAACAAAAACAAACTATGTTAAATAAATATGGTGTAGAACATAATTCTCAATTAGAAAATATAAAACAACAGAAACGAGTGAAAAGCATTGAAAAATATGGAACTGAATATCCACTGCAGAATAATGAAATTAGAAATAAAATAAAGCAAACTAACTTACAAAAATACGGTGTTGAAAATCCACAACAAAATACTGATATTCAAAATAAAACTTATGCAACTAATATGATAAAATATGGTTGTAAAATTGCATTAAACAACGTAGATATTAAGAAAAAAATAATACAAACCAATTTAAAAAAATATGGAGTTCCTCATCATTCACAAAATGCAGAAATAGCTGATTACATATTACAATGCTCGTATAATAAAAAGAATTATACTTTACCGTCTGAAAAAACAATAACATATCAAGGTTATGAAAATTTTGCATTAGATGAGCTTTTGTTTGTTGAAAAAATAGATGAAGACGATATAATTACTGATAGAAAACTAGTGCCTGAAATTTGGTATAATGACATAAACAACAAGAAACATAGACATTATGTTGATATTTATATTAAATCACAAAATAGATGCATAGAAGTAAAATCTACGTGGACGAATCAACAGAAAAATTGTGTATTAGAAAAGAAAAATGCTGGTATTAGTTTAGGATATAGATATGATATTTGGGTTTATGATAAAACAGGAGAAAAATTATTTATGTTATAAAAACCAATATACACATATACTTTTGATCACTCAATTAGTGTAATAAAATTTGTATATTATTATGTAATATACAAATAAAAACATTCATACACAAACTAAATCGTAGGTATAAACTCCCAATCAAGTTCTTCACATATTTTTTTCCAAATATTATCCTGTTCAATTCTTTTCTCTCGATCCTTCAACATTGGAAAATGTTCCAAGTATTGATTTTCTTTTAATAATTCACAAAGTTTATAAGCAGTATAATAATAATTTAAAAAATTAACTCGATCATCTGGACAGAATTTAGAATATGGAGCCTGTAATTCCATAAACAAATTAAATAACTTGTCTTCTAATTCAGGCGACATGACAGGAGGTTTGATGCCTAATTTTTCTTTTATAAAAGGAATATGTTCATAATATTTATTATACCCAAGTTTTTTTAGAATTTCTTTTGTCTTTGCATTGGTAATTTGGGTTATCTTGATACGTTCTTTTTTTATTTGATGTTTAATATTTTCAATCACTTCAGGTGGAATTTGTGTAGTTTCTTTCCCCTGAAATTGTGCAATAATTTCTTTAAAATGATTGATTCTTTTATATGCATAAAAACAAACTTCTTTAGGGGGTTCTTTATAAGAAGGTTTCTCATTTTCTATTAAATAAGGAACATTTTTAAAACAAACATTACATATTAAAATTCCTTCATCATCAAGAGGTATTAGCTCACCTTTATAACAAAATTTACAAATATCAGAATTATTTACAAAATGATTTACATCGATAAATGAATCATCAATATTACTCAAGTATTTTTTAACAATGTTGTTGTTGTTGTTTTCAATTGTAATATTGTGATTATCTTTTAATTTAAAGAAACTGGCTAGTTTTTTTGTTTTTTCTGTTGTTATTAATCCAGTATTCATTTTGTTATTATTAGTGTTTTCTTCTGTTCCAACGACACTATCACCAGCAAAAACGTCGTTGGATATACTTTTTTTATTTTCAAAATAATCAAATATATATTTTGAATTATCCAAATAATATTTCTTCCTTTTTTCTTTAATTCTTTTAATGTCATTTTGAATTTCTTTTATTTTATCCTTTATATCCATTATTTCTTCAATGGATAAACTAGAATCATTATTTTTTTGTAAATGTACTAATATTTTCTGCAAGTTTATTTTTTTCAGTTTTAATTCAGGAATAGTATTTTCTTCATCATATTGAAATTGTTCAACAAATTCACTATGTTTTCCATCCAAAGTTGTTGATATTTTTTTATCAATAAATATTTTTTTTTCTAGTTTAGGCTTAAATGATGGCATGTTTGAAATAAATACCGAATTACAAATAAAATATAATAAATATTATAGAGAATTATTTAATTCACATTTCAATAAATTAATATTATTGATTATTTTATTATATTCGTTTATATATTGGTTTATATAATGCGTTCATATATTGAAATTATGGATTACTAGCTATTTTATAATAATTAATATTTTTATGATAAACACTTATTTGTACTGCATTTATCATAACATTATGTTATATATAACATCCAAAATTCAATAATTAGTATTGATAATCAAAAATAATAATTATGAATTTAATTAATTAATTAATTTAAAATCCATAATTTTTTTTTCTTTAGGAATAGTATAAAAATGGGAGGAGGTCTAATGCAACTAGTCGCCTACGGCGCTCAAGATGTTTATCTTACAGGTAATCCACAAATCACTTTCTGGAAAGTAACATACAGACGTTACACAAACTTTGCTATTGAATCTATTGAACAAACATTCAACGGTCAAGCCGATTTCGGTCGTCGTGTCCAATGTGTTATCAGTAGAAACGGTGATCTTGCTTACCGTACCTATTTACAAGTAACACTTCCTGAAATCAACCAACTTATGGGTGTCGGTGCCTACATTGCCGGTGAAGGTACTGGTGTCTATGCCCGTTGGTTAGATTTCCCAGGTGAGCAACTTATTGCTCAAGTTGAAGTCGAAATTGGTGGTCAAAGAATTGATCGTCAATATGGTGACTGGATGCACATCTGGAATCAACTTACCATCTCATCTGAACAACAACGTGGTTATTTCTCAATGATTGGTAACACCACTCAACTTACCTTCATCACTGATCCATCCTTCGCTGATGTTGATGGTCCTTGTGATTCCACAGCACCACGTCAAGTTTGTGCTCCAAGAAACGCTCTTCCAGAAACAACTCTGTACATTCCACTTCAATTTTGGTTCTGTACCAACCCTGGTCTAGCTCTTCCTTTAATCGCCCTTCAATACCACGAAGTCAAGATTAACCTTGATATCCGTCCTATTGATGAGTGTTTATGGGCTGTTACAACCCTTTCATGTGCCACCCCAGACATGAAACCAACTGCCGCTACCCAATATTCACCTGGTCGTCCAGTTCCAGCAACCATTGCTTACAATCAATCCCTTGTTGCTGCTTCCCTTTACGTTGATTACGTCTTCCTTGATACTGATGAACGTAGAAGAATGGCACAAAACCCTCACGAGTACCTTATCACACAGCTTCAATTCACTGGTGATGAATCAGTCGGTTCATCATCCAACAAGATCAAGCTTAACTTCAACC